TTATTTCGTCTTCAAGAGGCTGATGGTCGCTTCGATTTGAGTGGTTAACCACGATTCCAAGTCGCCGAAATTGGTCGTGATATAGCTTCTCACTTCCTCTGACAACTCTTTCAAGGCTAGATCCTTGGCCTTTGTGAGGGCCGTGGCTTGGGCTGTGGCGTCGAAGGTTCCGCTCTTCTTCAATGAATCGACGTAGGTTTGAAAAACGCAACGTACCGCGCTTGTGACGATATTCGTTGCGTCCTCTAGGAACTTGGCCGATTGCTTGTCGCTGATCTTCTTGTTGATGAGCTTTATCAATTGCGCGCCCGCGATAGATATAAGAGGTAGGACCACTACGGTCACCACCACCGATATGATGTTAATTAAGATGTCGTTCATTTTTTTATCCCTCCTGAGTGGATTGCTTTGTTTCTGACATGGTTGTCGAGTTCGCTCTCGACCTTGACGATTCTTTCCTTCAATGTGGAGTTTTCCTCCTGAAGTTTATCGATCGACTTTTCAATTCGATCAATCGAGGATTTGATATAGCCGATGTCGGATATGAGGACTCCCTCATTCTTCCCTTCGGCCTTGTTCTCGGTCTTGTTACCGCGCTTGAAGGCGAGGTAGGCAAACATTATGGACGACAAGGTTCCGGCAACCGATATGATGGTCAACACGATTTCTATTGAGCTCATGATTTGCCACCTCCTTCGATGTATTCGTTGAATGAGTCGATAATTGTCTGGAACTCGGATAGTGCGCTTTTGTCTAGGGTTTTGTAATCAGACCTGTAGGCGCTTATCTTATCGAGCGTCTTTTTGCTGAGAGTTCCACCAAACGTTCCGGTCTTAACGTAATTATCCAGATATCCTTTTATCTGATAGAGATGATAGAGGTTCTTGTTCACTGACTTGAATTCGATGTAACGAGAGAAATAGTCAATGCATTTCCTGAGGTAATCCTTAAGATGAGCCGGCCAGTCTATCTGGACCAGTTTCTTGAACTCCTCCTCGAAATCAGGATCGATGACCTCGATGTTGTCTAGGGCATGGAAGGTGTCGATGTTGTAGACAACGAAGTAATCCGGAAGCTCGTCGCCGAACGCCAGACGCTTCTTGTAATCCTCCAACCCATAGATGAAATAGTCCTCTTCCTCGTCGTGGATGCATGCCTGGCCATGGTAATCGTCAAGGATCATGACGTGATCATGGTCGCTTCCGTCCTTGGCTAGGCCAAAGGCGTCGGATCCGGCTCTGTATTTGACGAGGATCTTATGGTTTAAGAAGTTCATGATTTTGTCCCTCCATGATTGAAAAGATAGATGAAATAGACCTTGTGGGTGGAATCCGCCAACGTAAGACATAATCTTCCGTCGCTAAGCCATTCGGCGAACAAGGTGTAGTTGGTGTTCAAAATCGAATAAGTGGCCGAGAAAGACGAGCCTTGGAGTAAGCCCATCCCTGGAATATAGCAGACTGAATCGAGGAATTTTATTCCGATTAGACAGTATTTGACGTAGTTTTTGTTGCAGGTCACGTAGCGGTATTTCCCGCTGGCCGTGATGTTGTATGTCGGAACACACGAATATCCATACATCTCCTCGGCCTTGGTCTGGAAGCTGGCGATCGCCTGATCGGCCAGCTGGTTGGAAGGGACGATGAGGTTCGGCGAATAGCTGGAATCCAACGTGATGGAGGATGTCGTCTTGGTGTACTTGCATAAAGCGAACTGATAGACGTTACCGCCATTCAATAGGTCGTTCTGAGTAAGGGTGATCGGCGACGATGATTCAATTTTCCCTAGCACCGCCGTGTTGTTTGAGAGAGTGACCGTTATTACGATTGCGCCATACATAGCCGAATCGAGCGCGACGTAGACTTGGCTACCGGCCTCGATGAACATCCTGCGCCCGTAGATCTGGACGTATCCGCTTTGGAACGTTATGTAGTTGTTCGAGACGCTGGCCGAGCACTGACCGCCGAGCCCCTTGATGATTCCCGAAGGAATCAGGCCGACGATGTGATGATTTAATGAAGCGTCCTGATCGGCCGATACGCTTGAGCCGTCGAATGTAATTTTAATTAACCCCATGGTTTTATCTCCTTTGAAGTAGCTTGATTTTGTCGGTGAGCTTCACCCTGTATTCGCCTAGGACGACGGAGCAGGAATAAAAGCCGTTTTTGAAAGATAGCTGGGTGACCATGGTCTCGTAGGTTTTGCTTTTGCCAACGAACTCCACGAAGTCTCCTAGATTGAAATTTTGAAAAGGAACGATTATATCGTTGTCAACTGACAAATTGAACTCGATCGAATGCTCGAGGTTGCTTTTTAGAAGCTCGCTCTGTGCCTTTGTGAGAAGCGTCGAATAGTCGCTGTCGCTGTAGAACTCACTCACAAGCTTCACGTATGGATAACGCTTGTCGCTGTATGAGTTGGTCGTGACCGTCCCGTCGGTCAGAAGATAATAGGAAACGACGCTCCTATACGAGGAGTTGTCGTCCTTCGGATAGAAGACGATCTTATTCGTGATCTGCTTCTTGGAATCGGCGATTTTGAGGTCTGTGATTACTGGAAGGTTGTGCTTGATGACAAGCCCTTTCGTGACCGCGCCGATGTTGACGTCTATGCCGGTTATCTTCCCTCCGGAATAGACGAGCGAATACGTGTATCTGATCCCGTAACTTTTCGCTAAAGTTTCCGATAGCTCGGAAAGATTGGCCAGTTCGCTTCCGTCGTAGGTCAGGCTCCCGGTTATCGAGGCATATACATAAACCGATAAATACGAGAGGTTCTGCTTGCTATCGGAATTGGTCTTATAGGTCGCCTTTATCAGGTTCGATAAGAACGTACAGAGGTTACCGCTATACGAGGAGACCAAAACATCCAGATCGAAAAGCGATCCAAAGTCGTTGACCTCAACTTCGGTCTTGATGCCCTTCTCGACGGTCATGGTGTCTAGTATTCCTATGAAAGAGAACGAGACGCCCCTGATGATGACGATGTCGCCGATGTCGGCGTTGATCCCCACCTTGTTGACCGTGAACTTGGACTTCTGGTAGACCACGGAATCGAGGACTATCTCGAAATCCTCACCCACTATGGCGTTGTCCTTGTAAGACAAAGTCTTAAAATCCAAAAACAATAGCTCCATATCAGTTGCCCTCGTACATTTCCAAGAACTGGAACTTGCATGTGGTCTTCTCGCTCACTCCCGGATCGAAGCGGACTTTGAATGTCCCCGGATCCAGAAAGAGGAAGTTGTCGCACGTGAAGTCCTGATCCTGATATATGTTGGTGGTCACCCCATTGACGGTTTTGCTCATCTCCTGATCCACCACCTCCGCGTTCAACACGATGACATCGCTCGCGTTTGCGGTCGAGACCATCATCCTCATCTTCGAGACGACGACGTCGTTCTTGATGATCTCGATTGTCGGATTTGATGTTTTCCCAAGTATCTCGACCCTTACCGGAGCCTTGTAACTGCCGTTATTAGTGACGGTTATCTCGCCGTTGTAGGAGGTCGAGTAAACGAATGGGTATTTGAATGCGAACACCTTATTGGTGGTGCTTTCGTTCACGTTTATGGTGTTTGTGACCTTCGAGAGCCACATCGATAGCTTGTCGAATTTGACCGAGGACTGAAGCACGCCGTAGGCGATGTCGCTCTTTGAAAGGGAGACGAGCTCGACGTAGATGTACTTCAAAGTGTCGGCCTTGTAGAAAAGCCTGAAGGAGCCTTGCGCCTTCCTCAGGTAATTGAGGAAACTTGTGTAGCCCTCATAGGCGTCTAGGAAGACGATGGTCCCGCTGATCTCGGTCTTGGGATTGTCCCTTTTCGCGAGTTTGTAGGTTCCGTCGAAATTGAGATAGGTGTTGTCCCTCTCCACTCCCAGCCCCTCGACGTCCACCAGATAGGTGTTGGTCGATTTGCCGAAGGTGAAGGTGGCGCCTATTTCGTCGACTAAATATAGTTGTCTCATAAGTAGTCATCTCCTAACTGCCTGTTGAGCGCGTCAACGTCGACCTCCGAGGAAGTCGTGTTGACGGTGATGTTGTTGGTCGTCTGGTTGTTCGTCGTGTTGCTCGAGCTTGATGAGCCACCGCCGAGGTTGAATGTGTCAGAGAACCAACTGTCGATGTTGCCGAACAGGTCGCCAAGCCAGCCAAAGGCTGAGTTGACCTTGTCGAGTAGCCATTTGATGGCCTCGATGATCTTGTTGAGGATCGTCAGGATCGGCTCGAGGATCTGGAACAGGACGTTCAATACCGGGACGATGACCGCCTGGATTATGTTGGCGATCACCATGAGGACCGGCGAAATGGCGTCGATTATGGCGAATACCCCCTGAAGCAATATGAGCAAAGGCTGTAAAAGCACGTTTATTAATGGCGAAAGGAGGTCCATGACCACCGAAATGACGTCGATGATCATCGTGATGATCTCCAAGATCGGCTTGAGTATGGCCATAATGATCTCGAGGATAGGCGTCAGTATCTCGCCGACGATGTCGATAACCTGGACTATGAGGTCGATGATGACGCCCAAGATATCGCCAATCACGGAAATGATGTCGATGATGACCGAGAGAATCGAGTCTATAAGTTTGGTCGCAACTTCGATTATCTGAACGACCAGATCGATGATTATCTTGATGATTTCGCTGATCGGGACGAGCAGTTGCTTGATTATGCCGATGATCGGAATGAGGACGTTTGTGAGGTCGTTGCAGATCTCCTTGATGATTGGTATAAGGTCGTTGATTATCCCGACGATCACATTAATTAGGTCGATGATTGGGTCAAGGATGTCCATAAGGAGCCCAACCACCAAATCGATGACGGTCTCCAACACATCCACCACCGCGTTGATGATCGGCATCAAGGCGCTGACGACGGCCGAGACGAGTTCCATGACTTTGTCGATGAGTCCTCCCAAGACGTCCATGATGGTCGATAGGAGTTTTTTGAACTTGTCGTTTTTAAGAAGCAGGACGGCTAAAATCGCTATGAGCGCCAGCCACCATTTCCCTGCCACTTGGCTGACTATGTTGAGCGCTTTGACCGTGGCCACCGCGCTTTTTATCATCGGAACTATCTTCCCGACTATGGTTAGAATCGGACCAATGGAAGCGAGAACCCCAACCAAGACGCCGATGAAAACCTTAGTGGTAGACGACAGGTTGTGCCATGCCTCTATCCACTTCTTGACGGTCGGCACGATCTTCTCTTGGATCACCTTGGCGATCGTGCTGATGACAGGCACCACCTCGACCGCCACGGCATAGCCGAGGCTGGACAAGGAAAGCTTGAGATTCGCAATCTGATCGGTGAAAGCGCCTGCTATTTCGGCTTGCTCGTCCGTGACGATCCCTAGTTCCTTAGCTTCGTCCCTGAGGTTTGAAATCTCGTCGGACGTGGCTGTGAGAACCTGAGTAAGCTCCCCGCCGAGTTTGTCGCCGAATATCTCGTTTGCCACCGCCGTTCTCGTGGCTTCGTCGCCTATCCCGGCCAATGCGTCCCTCAGCTTAGAAAAGGCTTGGTCGGTGTTCAAACCGGCCAAATCCTCCACCGTGAGGCCGACGAGCTTCAGCTTCTCTGCTAAAGCAGTCGTGTTGCCAGAGGCAATGTCGCCAAGCATCGAGTTGACCTTGACGAAGGCCTTTTGCATCGAATTGGTGTCGACGGCGAGTATAGAGCAGGCGTGGGCCCACTCCTGATAAGCCTCTGCGGATAGGTAGACCTTAGAGGCGTTGTCCGCTATTTCGTCAGCGGAATTCATCGATTTGACCGTAAGGGCAGTCAAAGCAGTGACCGCCCCTGCGATAGGAACGGTCACGTATTTGGTTAAATTGGATCCGACTTTGGCCAGCTTGTCCCACTTGGCGTTGCCGAGGGCGTCTATCTTCTTGGCGGTCATTCCGAGCTCGTTGTTGAGTTTTGAGACTTCTGCCTCGGTGTACGTGACACCGCGCTTCATCTTGTTGAACTCCTCTTCGCTCATCGCGCCGATGGATACTGCCTTCTTCGCCTCTTCCAGCCTTTGGTTCTGGGCATCGAGTTTCTGCTTTGTCGCCTCGAGGGTGGCGTTCAGCGTGGCTTGTTTCTGCTTCCAGAGGTCGATGTTGGTTGAATCGTATTTGAGGCCGTTGTTGATGGTCTTTAACTCGGCGTTCTGCTCTTTGAGGTTTCCCTTGAGCTCAGTCAGCTTCGTATCGAGTTCCGACGTATCAAGCCCTAACTTGATGTTAAGGCCCTTTACTGTTTCTGCCACGTTAACCACCTCCTTCTAAAGTAAAAAGTTATCGATGTCCTTCTGTGTTGCCTTTCGTGTCGTTTCACCCGCACTCCCTTTGAGCATCTTCGACTGGATATCCACTATTTCTAGGTAGGTCCCGATGTCGAAAAGCTCGGCATCACGTAAGGGAATGCCGAGTTGAGCCAGATTGAAGATTATGTTCGCCGTGGGGCTATGGCTATCAACTGGCCCTTCGCTAGGGATTGGACGGACTTTTGCTACCCTCCTTATAAGGGGTTAGAAGTTCGCCGATCGTCTTTGCTAAGAGTTGGAGCGAATCGACGTCGCTGATAATAGAGAAGTCGAAATCGTCCAAGAATTCGTCGTATGTTTTGCTCGTGTATGGCCTATGCAAGATATAGGTGATCCTGAAGATTACGTCGATGATCTTCGATACCTCTTCCTCGCTTTTGTCCTTTAAACCGTCTAGAAGCTTGACGTCACCGAATAGCTCACTGCCAAACACCTCTCGGTATTTGATGATGGTCCCCAATGACGCCTTGAGCTTATAGTCGCGCCCAGCTAATTTGATTGTCTTTTCCATGTCTCTTATTCCTCAATGGTAGGAACGACCGGAGCCACGGTTAGGAAAGACTCATAGTTGGCGTCGCCAAGGCATGAGGTGACATGGGTAGTCGAGTATTTGCTATTAATAGCAATTGGTCTCGAAGTGATATTGAGAGTGATCGCGTTGACCTCGATTGAATCGGCCTTGGTCTTGCTTGATTCGTTGATCGGTGTTACCGAGCAGAGATAGAACCAGATTCGACGGGCTTTGAGGTCTCCTTGGATCTCAAATCCAAGGGCGAAAGTGACCGGTTGGGCATTCGTGATTTCCACGATGTTCCCGTTGGTTAGCTTCTTGTATCCGAGGATATCGACTTTGAATTCGTCGGTAAGTTCGGTGAGTTTTAAGGTCAAGGTTCGCCCTGCTAATTGGCTGAGCGATAGGATGATTTGGTCATCCGCGTTGACATTGGTGGATCCTCCAACGATGTCGTTGGTGAATTCCTGAGCGCCCGGAAGGCTTACCGGGGTTGTGAACGTCCACTTCCCGTCGGTGGCTTCTGTGGCCTTAGAGTAATAGACGTTTTTTAATCCATACGTAACTTTGTTATTTGGCATTTAAAATTTCCTCCATGTAAATTTCATATGTTCTGTTGAGCGATTTGTCGGCGTTATGCGACTCGCTGAGTAAAGAAAAAGCCAGACCTTTGTCCAGCAGTTTCCGTTCTAGCTTCTTTTCTAGCTTTGTGTCCTTCGCCTTGGTGACGAGCGTTATCTGCACCGACGATTTGTATATGTCGGGCTTGTTGTCGCTGTATAGCGAGGGCCTTTTGGTCACTTCCTGATAGACGATGAACGGCATCGACGCGTTATCGGTTGAATCGTACGCGTTGGTTCCGTAGAACGCCTTGTTTGGAAGGACCTCCTTCAATACGGAATAGAGATCCTCAAGTTTCATTTAGTTACCTCCGTTCCTGATTATCTGCTTTATCCCCTCCAGCATCTCCGGGGTGAACGTCTCGTAGGCCGGGCGCATGAATGGACGCGCCATGACGAACTTACCGCTCTTGTGCTTGAAGCCGAGCTCGACCAGATGGACGAGCCTCCCCTTCGTGCCTGAGGATACGAATATTGTCTTGTTAGCCCCACTACCGACGGTCGTGAGGATAAAGGAATCCGCGAGATGGTTATTTCCATAACCGCTTCTCGGGCAGTTTTCCTTGATGTAGTTGAGCACTTCGCTGGCCGTTTCGTCCAGCTTCTTCTCGACGTCGGCTTTCACATCGTCGCTGTAGTTTTCGATGATTTCGCTTAGTTTCAAAGAGAAGGAATCGAGTGACTCGCTCATGGCGTGACCTCGATGTCCGATTTGGATAGGTAGAGCTCGATGAACTGGCCGTCTATGTAGGTCCTTTCTACTTTGTAGAGCACGTCCTTGATCTGGACGAACTTCGAATCGTCGTAGAGGATCGACTGGATGACCACCTTGAGGTCTATCTTGAGCCCGAGCGATACGTTCGTGCTGTATTCTAGTTTGGTGACGCTCCTTAACGAGCCGATCACCTCTTTCTTCGATGTGACGACGTTTGTTTTGTTCCCTATGTCGTCGAGGGATGAGGCCACGCATAGCAGTGAGAGGCGGGAGTTCGGTGAGTTTGGAAACATGAAGACTACACCTCTGATGTCAGGGCTAATTGCCTAAGCAAGAAGTCGAAACTTGAAGGCAGTTCCTTCACGCTTCCGTCATTCTTAAAGCCATAGAAGGTCTTGCAGTAAATTAATACCAAAGCCTCGGCCAGGCCGTTTTCACTATAAGCGACATCATCCTTCACCCCAGCTGAGCGAATCAGACTGAAGCAGGCGTTGATGTGAAGCGCTAGCTCATCGTCCGCGTATGTCTCTTCGAGAGGGATCATAAGGGACTTTTTGACTTTACTTTCGATATTGGTTATATCATGACTCATACCTGAACACTCCTTTCATTACATTTGTTGTTTACCTACCGTTCATTGTTCCGTTTTACTCATACTCGGTTCATTTCATTATTCCTTTTTACTTGTACTCATTTCATTTCATTGTTCCTTTCTACTCACTTAGCATCGTCACGCCAGAGCCCCGAAGGGATAACCACACTTGGTTCGATTTCGTTGTACCTTTTTACTCTTACTCTTTTCCGTTCATTGTACTTTTTTACTTTTACTTCTTTCTTTTCATTGTACCTTTTTACTTGTTACTTCCACGTAGTCACTCCCACTGCTATTCCTTTGCGTAGCCCTTATAAAGGGCTGAGTCGCCACAGCCCTAGATAAGCATTAGTAAACTCGACTATTCCTTGGCGGTAACAGTCGCGCCTTTTTTGACTCTCAAGAAGCCGTTGAACCCGACGACGTTTCCACCGGTGAAGACACTTGCTTTGTAGCAGATGATTCCATCTTTGAACTTGTAGTCGGTTGACTTGGCGATCTCGACAGGTGAGAAGACTGGGACCTCGTAGTTCTTTAAGGAACCATAGGCGATGCAGTAGTCACCTTCGGCGGTCGCGGTGTCGCTCAAGGCCTTGCAGTGAGAGGAGATGATATATGGGATACCATCGATGGTCTGCGCTTTGTAGTCGACGGCGTGGACCTTTCTTCCCTCGGCGGTTCTCAAGGTAGCGAATGCGCGGAGGTCGTTCTTGTTGAGGATGAGGACGGCGTCCCCTTCAACTTCCTCGTCTCCGCCATAGGCGAACACGATCTCGTCCAATGTGGTATCGGTGATCTTGGCGATGTCGATATCCTTGGAGGCTTCGATGGCGCTGGCTTTGTCAGAGAAGATACCAGTGAAGGTGTTTGAGGTTCCTGCACCAAGAAGGATCTGAGAGGCGATCTTCTTTTTGAGGGAGACTTCGATGTTCTTCAAGACCTCTGCTTGGTAAGGGAGGTTTGGAAGCTTCTCGAGTTCCTCGGTGATTTCGGTGTAGGCGGTGACTTTGACTTTGGTGACCGTGACGTAATCGAAGGTTGGTTCGGTTTCGGTGTAGTCGGCACCTTCGGCTGTCAAGCCAGCGTCGCCGTGACCTTTAACGTAGGACTTTTTGTAGGTTTCGCCACCGTTGAGGTTGACGACGTTGACTTTGTCAACGATTGTCGATACTTCGCGGAATGGGTACTCGGCGATTTTGTCGTCGGTGTAGCTGGGTAACAAGATGTTGCTGGAATCGACCTTGATGGTTCTTGCTTCCCTTAAATCCTTGCCGCGTTGTTCTAATGCTTCGGCGGTTTCGGATTTGGTTTCGATATTGACGACCTTGACTTCGGTTTGGGAGGCGATCTTCATTTTCTTTTCGATCATCCCTCTTTCTTCCTGCAAGGTTGTGGCTTCAGTTTCTAACGCTGAGAGCTTCTCGACATCGTTTTCGGTGTCGCTGGCAGTTCTGATTTCGGCCAAGCGGACTTCGATCTCTGCCTTTCTTTTGATTAAATTCATTTTAAATCCTCCTAGATTTTTGATTTGATGTGAATTCGTTTTTTGATGATTTCGGCTTGCTTCTTCTGCTCAGCTAAATCCATAGCTTTTAGTTCCAAATCCATGGCTTCTAAAGAACGGGCGTAGATGCTGGTCGAGTCGTAGGCCGGGGTGTCGACGATGGATACGTCGTAGAGTCTCTCTATCCCGAGGATCCTACGGACCGGTACCGCACCGCTTCTGTCCCAGCTCTGCTTGTTGACCGTGAAAGCGAAGCTCATCTTATCCAAAAGCCCGGCCGTGACCATCTTGTAGATATCCTTGTTGGATTCCGTGTCAAGAAGCTCGGCGTGGACCTTGAGACCTTTTTCGTCGACCGATAAGGAAAGAGAGCCGTTTTTGGTTCTCGCGATGATGAGGAAGTTGTCCATGTGGTTGTACTTCATGGGCACGTCCTTCATTAGTGTTTCGGAGAGGGAGTCCTTATCGATGACTTCCTTGAAGCCGTGTTCCTCGTCCCCGATCAGGGTTTCGCTCTCGAAGACGATCGCGTAGCCCTCCAAGGTCATCTTGCCGTCGACCGCTTCGGTCCTTAGTTCGGCCAATCTGACCTCTTTATTTGTTGTCTTCGTCATTGTTGTTACCTCCTACTTGGTATTGGTTTGCCTTGTCGGCGTCTACGTAATTTAGTGATTGGAGTCTCTTGTTCCCGTTTTCGATCGGCTCGAGTCCCAGCAAGGCCCTGGATTCGTTCAAAGACATGATCCCGAGTCCCATGAGTTTCTCGATGGCGCCGACCTTGGTGGTCCAAGAGGCGTATTGCAGACGCTCGCTGAAGAAGAGGATCTCTTCCCCTCTTTCGAGCTCGTTCTGCGTCAATAACCCGTTTGAGAAAGCCTCGCTTAGCTGTATCGCTATCGGTTCGATGGTCGATTCGTAGAAAGCGTTGAACTCGGTCTCGTTGTATGAGTTGGCGAATATCGCCTTCGACACTCCGAAGTAGTCGAGTATCTTGCTTTGCAGGAAGTCGAGCGTCTTGTCGTCCACGAGCTTCGGATCGACGCTTAACGGCGTGTAGTCGGCTTTGGAGTCGACCGGGACGATCGCCGATTCGGTTTCGTTGGCCTTTGATAGCGCCCTGTTGAATTCGTCGATTTGCTTCTGCTTGTCGCTTTCCTTCAGCATGCCATTGATTTTGAGCAGGCCTTTTATCTGGAAGCTCGACATCATTCCGGCTTCCACCCCTTGCAGGAGCGAGTCGTTGATCTTGAGCGTTTTGAGTAGCGCTTCGTGGCTTCCGGTCGAGGAGTCACCGCCGAAGAAACTGTTGTTCGTGTAGAACCTCCTGAGGTGGACGACGTTCTCGTAAGGGAGGATATAGCTCGTGCCGTCGCCGAAGTAGAACTTCAGGTAATAGTCGCCGAGGCTGTCCTCTATTGGCTCCACCGTCATGGGGTTCAATGGATACAAGCCAATCAGCTTATAGGTGGCCCTGTCGTACATCGGGTAGATGAACGCGTTGTCGTTCAGCATGAGGAGCGAAACGCTTTTGTAGAGGAATTGGTAAGGCGTCATGAGGGGATTTGGCTTGTACTTTAGCAAAAAGGCGACCGGCCCTGACTTTTCGGTCTGGACCCCGTCGTCTCCTACTTTGAGGTATCTGCCCTTTAGCTTCGCGCATTGCGAGGCGATCCTGTCGACGCATATTCGGACCACATCCGAGTTGGAGATGTTGTCGCCGAATGGGACGAACGGTAGCTTCAGGTCGTTCACGACTTTGTAGCTGTCGACGTTCCCGACTTTCTTCTTTCTTTTGAAAATGTCCTTAATTCCCATTTGGTTCCTCCTAACTTGTCATGGTTTCGTAGTCTTTTTTGTATAGGTTCAAGACGGAGTAGGCGATTATGAGTGCCACCGCTCCGTCTATCCTCTTGAATTTGCTGTTCAGCTTCGAGGGCTGGATGTTCCCGTTGATGTCGACCTTGGCCTGAGTGTTTGATAGGCACCACTTCAGCATCGGGTTGTTGTCGTAGATGACCACATGGTTCTTGAGGTCGGCCTCGAGCTGTTTCATCGGCTCGGATAGGGTGAAAGGCCCCTGCCTCACCTTTTCCATCGTGAAGCCGGCTTCGTCCATCTCGTCCACCCAGTAGCGGGAGTTCCAAGGATCGTATCCGACCCAGAGGGGGCGGATGTCGTAGGTCCTGACCATGTCGAGGAACCACTCGGTGACCTTTGAAAAGTCGTTCTGGCTCCCCTCGGATAATGTCAGGTAGCCTTTCTTCACCCAGATGTCATAGGGGACGGAGTCTTCCTCCATCCTCTTCTGGAGCACGTCGCTCGGCATGAAGAAATGCGGGATGACGTACTTCTTCTTGTCTTTGACGATGAGGAGTATCGAGGCGGTCAAGTCCGTCGTCGAGGAAAGGTCCACGCCTCCGATGGCATAGCTATTGCGCAGGCTTTCCATGTCGTATGTCTCTTCGTTGTTGAGCTCGTCGAAGCTCATCCAAGAGCCGGATTCGAGCTGTTTGACGTTAAAGTCCTTGCAGAGCATCGTGAGCCTCGTCGAGAGGTCGTTCTTCGACTTGTTCATGATGTCCTCGAGGTAGGTCATGGTCTTGATCTTCCCCAGCGAGGGGTTGGATTTCTGCCACGACTTCTTGTCGCTGTAGATCTCGTCTATCGAGTCCTGCGTGTAGAGCCAAGGGAGCACCCTTTCGTCGGTGATCTCGCCCTTGATCATCTTCCTGCAGTATTCGAGCTTCTTGTCTAGGAACCCTCCCACCACGTTCCCTTCGGTCGTGATGATGAAGATCAGCGGTTCCCTTTTGGTCGATTGGCTTTGCTTGATCGCGTCGTAGACCTTGCTGTCGGTCATCTGATGGACCTCGTCGATGCACCCGACCTCGATGTTGAACCCGTCTAGGTTCCTCGATTGTGCCGAGAGCTTCTTGATCTTGTTTTTGTTCTTGGGCGAATAGATATAGAAGATGTTTTTCCTGCTTCTTTTGTCTTTTGACAGGGCCTTGCTGTGCTCCCTCATGTTGTTGATCTCCTCGAAAAGGATCGAGGCCTGATCGTTGGTGTTGCTGGCGCAGATGATGTCGACGCCACCGCTTGAGAGGAAGAACTCCGCCAAGTCGATGCCGGCGATGTAGGTGGTCTTTCCGTTTTTTCTGGCGACCAGTAGCACCACCTCGTTGAACCTTCTGAGTCCGGTCTCCTTGTACTTGAAGCCATAGGCGACCTGAAGGAGAGCCTTTTCCCAGAGCTCCAAGATGAACGGCATCCCGTTGAACGGGGATTTCGTGTGCTTGCAGAAGCGCTCGATGAAGTCGATCCTGAGCTGTCCCGGCTTTTCGTCAAAGACGAACCTCGGGTCCTTCAGATCGTTTATGAGGGAATCGAGGACCTGCTCCAGCTCATGGCCGATCACCACGTCTCCTTTGTAGACCGCGTTGCGGTATTCGATTAGGTAGTTCATTTCCCGGCTTCTTCGATGAACTTGTCGAATTCGTCCTCGCCCTCGTCGACCTCTTTCCCGAGTATCGTGTTCAGGGTTTTGATGATGGACTGGTAGGCGATCACGCTTTGGAGGTATGTCTTGTACTTGAGGTTCACCCTTTGGTTTCCCTTGTTCGAGGTCTCGACGACATAGCTTTTGCCTATGTCATCCTCCAGATTGTCGAGCTCCACTTTAAGAAAAGAAGCCTTCTTCAGGAGCTCGTCGACTAGGCTTTTCTTGGCCTCGTCGCTCCCTTCAAACAGCTTCTTGAGTCGCAGATACTCTCTATAGACGCAATCATTCCTCTTCTTCATAAAGTTCCTCCGCCTCGGAGGCGTCGACCTGCTCGTAGTTGTCGATCGAGTCTTCGCACCCTAGGTAGATGACGTTAGATAAGTAGGTTCCGTCGATTTTCGATTTGAAGATCTTTCCGGGTTCGGCTTCGTGTTTGTTTGGCATGCTTTTTCCTCCTATGAGACGGTCCAGTTCTTGGCCGTCGCCACCGCTATGTCTGTGGTGGTTATCTTGGCTAGGTTGTCACTGCCCAAGGTGAGAGCCTTGGCGGACGAGCCCGTCAGGTTTTTGAGAGACGCGAACATGGCTCTTATGGAATCTGCACTGAGATTGGTGCATTTCGAGAAATTGGCCACGCAGTTCCAATTGGATCCGAGGACGATGTCCGTCAAAGACGGATTGTCCACTATGTGGCCGGCGATGATCGCGTAGGTGAACGAGTTAGGAAGGATGATCTTCGCTAACACGGAACAAGAGCTGATCGTCTGGCCGTTCCCAGTGAATCCTAGGAACCCTGCCGGAAGCTCGAGCTCCTTCAATGCCGTCATGTTGAATATGGCGTATGAGACGAAGGTTGTGAGTTTGGATCCTTCCTCAAATTTGATAGCGCCTAAATTTGACGAACCGAAGGCGTTACGTCCCCACGAGGACACGCTTTCAGGAACTTTGAGCACATAGCTTGATGCTAGGTTCTCCATTCTCTGGAACGAATACTCCTGAATGGAGGTTATCGCGATCCCTTCTTGGAACTCGATCCTTTGGAACTTGCCTCCCTCGAAGGCGTGCGAGCCGATGTAGGAGATGTCCGGATGAAGGATCAAAGTGGCAAAGGCTTGATAGTAAGAAAGGCAATATTCCCTGATTCTCGTCACCGATGTCGGGATGACGACCTTGTCGGCCGTTCCGCCGATGATACCGCAGAGAAGCTGTGATTCCTCCGATTGGGTGTTGGCTGACAAGATGCCGTCTGACACCACCGCCTCGACCGGTTCGCTGATGAACGCGTAGCTTCCGGTAGGCACATTGTTGGTGACGACGTTGTTCGAGGAGATGAAGGATATAAACCATCTGCCCGAGAGCTTCGTGACCGTGGTCGGAACTACCAAAACGTCGTTTGTCACCCTGTAAAGGTACGTGGCCTTGGCGTGCTTGAACTTGACGTAGCGTATTGCTCCCTCGATTGAATCGTCGACCGAGAACACCAACCTTGCCCTGCTGAGCTCGTCTTCGGTACCGAGCCTGACGACCGGATCCTCGTATTCGAGCCTCCCGTTGGCGTTTGCTTTTATCTTGATGTCGTACATTGGTTGCCCTCCTAAAATAAGTGAAAATGTTATAAGTCTATACTTTGTATAGTCTTATAAAGACGAAAAAGGCCCTTTTCGGACCTCTTTTTGGTGTTTATATAAGACTTATTAATAAGACTTATATAAAAAAGTTGGCTTTGCTTGGGCCCTGTCAGCCCCGCTGTCGCGTTACGTTCCTCTGGTTGGTGAATTAGCCAATCCCAAGAGAAAGGAGCCCCTAAGGCCCTTATTTCGCTTCTTGGGAATTTCGGATTTTGAAAAATCGGCCCCACGCATTTTGGAGGTGGGGGCGAACGGTACTTTCAAAGTCAGAAAATATCATCGACCGGGGCGGTCATTTCGATTTTCTGGACACGAGATTTCCCTCGCTGTCGAAGTCGTACTCGGCCAATCTACCGAACCTATGGTGCTCTTTGTTGTGGCAATCGGTGCAAAGGAGCATCAGGTTGTCCTGATTCAAAGAGACGTTGGGATCGTCGACGTTCTGTATGGTTAGATGGATCTTGTGATGGACCTCGTTCCCTGGCTTACCACATTTCTCGCACAGGCCATTCTGATTGCAGATCTTAATCGCCCTAGCAAGGTGCCATTCGTCGCCACGGTAGAAACGCTCGAGCTTACTTGGTCGCTTCGAGTGCTTCGCGCAACGCTTGTGCCTTTGCATCTGCGTCCTCCCAAGGAAGGTTCAATCCTAATCTGCCGAAGTGCCCATACTCGGAAATCCGGGAATAGGTGACGTCCAGCAATTTGAGTTCTTTGATGATCGAAGCCGGCTTGAAGTCAAAGACCTCTTTAACGAGCTCGACCAATTTGTCGTCGTCGATGACGCCGGTTCCAAAGGAATCGACGGAAACCGAGACTGGCTCGGCAATGCCGATGGAATAGGCGACGCCAACCTCACAGCGTTTGCAAAGCCCTGAATCGACGAGGGCCTTGGCGACGTAGCGACAATAGTAGGCACCGCTTCTGTCGACCTTGGTTGGATCCTTTCCAGAGAAGGCACCACCGCCATGGTGAGCCACCCCTCCATAGGTATCGCACATGAGCTTTCGCCCGGTTAAACCTGAATCAGCGTAAGGCCCGCCGGTCTCGAAAGCGCCTGTCGGATTGATGAGGACTTGGCATTCAGGGTACTTTTTGATGTATCCGCCGATGGCCTCAAGCAAGAGAGCCTTCGCTTCTTCTAGCTTTCCGGGTTTGGTTTGCGAAGAGATGATTATTGTTTTGATGGCGACTGGTTTGTAGTCGCTGTCGTATTCCACCGCGACTTCGCATTTCCCGTCAGGTCCGAAGATGTCGTTGTGCTTCACGAACAGGATGCGGGCAAGGTTGCTGATGTGGGAAGCGACGACGAATGGATAAGGCATCCTTTCGTCGGTTTCGTTTGTGGCGTAGCCATACATCATCCCTTGGTCCCCAGCGCCTTCTTTGTCGACACCAAGAGCGATGTCTCCCGATTGCTTCGTGATGTTTAGATAGACTTTGAATTGCTCGTAGTAGCCGGCGAAGCGGAGAGCCTTGATGGCTTCCTTGATGATGTTCACCTTGGCTTTGGATGTGACTTCGCCGAACACGTAGACGGCGTTGTTCTTGATTGCGGATTCCACCGCCACCCTCGATGTCTTGTCAGCCTTGAGATAGGCGTCTAAGACGTTGTCTGATATCTGGTCGCAGAGTTTGTCAGGGTGCCCTTTGAACACCTGCTCGCACGTTACGATTTTTCCCATTATCTTGTTTCCTTCCTTTCGGCGCATTCGGCCGTTTCGTTTTTGTCTCTGAATTCGATCACGTATGGTTTCCCATGCTTGATTTTGAAAAGCAGGTCATTGAGCCTGCGGATAGCCAAACGGTAGAAATTGACGTCGACCAAGGAGTCGTAGTCCTTGGGATCGTTTCTGTATCTCGCCTTGGCCTTCCCAAGCCTGTCCTTGAACTTCTCTTTCAAATCGTAGAAGTCTTGGATTTCCCTTTCGCTGAAGCCACACGAGATTGTGATTTTGATTGTTACTTTTTGTTCCATTGATTCCTCCATAAAGCAAAAACGAGGTCCTGTGAGCCCCGCTTCTGTTGTTTCCGGTTGTTTTACTTGATTGTGAAGATTTCCTTCGGCACGCAGGCCGTGTAGCGCGGATAATCGTAACCTTCTGACTCAATCAGTATTCCATACGCGTAACCGTCGGCGATAACGTAGATGCAGTGCATCAAACCGCTGTCGTCTTGGTACATGAGTTTGCTGTTGTCCTTCACGTAGTCCCTGTCGGCCAGCGGATTGGCTAAGAGGTCCTTGAATTCATCTTTGGTGAGTCTCACCACTTTTTCGATTGCGAACTCAGTCGTCGGGTAGATTTCCTCAGGCGTAGGTTTTCTAAAGAAATAAGCCTTCATTGTCTCTCTCCTTTTGAAGCCTCGATGATTTCAAATTCATCGGCTTCAGGTATGATTGCGCATCCTCCCCACGTTCTGTGGAGTTGGCTGGCGTCATCGATGTGGGTGATTGTTCCGGTCTTCCATTTGTATTGAGGTTCGTCGCGCATGTCTATTATTTTGATAAGGTCGCCCACTTGCGGTTTCATCATTTCACCCTCCAAGCGGTATAGACCGTCAAGTATCCGCAGTCCCATGAGTCGACTAGGTAGCCGTCTCGGACTGTGGTCACGTGGCCTCGGACCGATACGATGAATGTCCCTTGAGGATGTTCCCTTAGGAAGTCCACCACTTTGGTTCTTGGCTGTCCCGGCGTCCCCTTGAAGAGGAGTCTGTCGTAACTCGCTAGGTAATCGTAGAGGAATTTTCTGTCCTTGTAGGAGGAATATCCTAGTTCCTTCTTGGCCCGATTGAGTTCCCTGCGGGTTTCCATGTAGTCCTTTTCGAGGGCCGTGGACACCGCTCTGACGACGCAGTCTTTGACGGATAATCCTTTAGGATGGGCATTGAACTTGATGAAGTTCTTGGTTCTGACTTCCATGGTTATTTTTCCTCCCATGGCGCGTTGAGCCATTTGACCAGTTCCCTAGAGGAGTCGGTCTCGAATATCGTTTCCTCCCATTGGCCTTCGCCATCGGGCGTCCTGCCAAAGACCGCGTATTTGCTCTTGTTCCAGAGGCAGTCGATTTGGATTGTCAATTGGACGTTTCCGCTGTCGATTGCGCATATCCTGAAGTCATCGTAGAGCGGTCCGTTGAGCGGGCAGTTGTTTTTGAAGAAGACATAGGTGTTGTCTAGGTCGACCTTACCGCCGTCTCTGATTTGCTTGATGATTCTTCCCATCTTGTAGGTCTTGTTCTTGAGGGATGTGTCCCTGCAGAACCAATCGAACCAGCCGGCCTCGATTTGGGTTCGTCTGTCGGCGAGTTCGTAGACTCCGTCATTGAATGAGAATATCCATTTTCTTAGCGTTTGCTTTTCCATTTTCGTTTCCTCTTTTTAATGGTTCTCTGCTTCGAGAATCATGTTCAATGCCTCTTCGGCTTCGGCGTCGGTTGGCTCGATGTCCCATCCTCTTTCGTAGTTGCAGACTATTTTGTTTCCGCACTTAATCATGAGTTTTGAAATTCGGCCACCGTCGATTCCGTAGACGCTTCCGGTGTCGTATTGCTTAATCCAGTAACGGTAGGTTTTGCCGTTGACCTTCAATGTTCCTTCTTTCCACATATCCGGTTTCTCCTATTCGATGTTCTCGAGTCCGTCTTCGGCCTCTTGGAGCGAGCTGACCGCTTCCTCGACCGTGCTGGCGGTGTCATCGAGCCATTCTTGTCTTTCTTCCTGTAGGCCGGTCAATTCTGACCTTCCTTCGTAGGATTCGATGTCCCCGGATTCGCTTTCGATGTCGCTTTGGAGATCTTCTAGCTCAACCCTGAGGTCGCTGATCTTTTCCTTGAGTTCCTCGATGCGTTTCTTGAGCTGGGTTTTTGTGTAGTTTGCCATGTCGTTTTCCTCCTTTGGCATACACATATATCCCTCTAAAAAAGCACTATAGCAACTCAATTCGCTAGTTATTATCGAGGTTTTTTGCTTGTTCCAAAACTGAGGCGAAATCATCAATCTCGCTTAGCGGGGTTTCATTTCCGTCACGGAGCAAAATGCAGTCTTTGAGGTCGCCTTTCATCTTGATGTAGCGCTTCACGATGACGTCGGCGTATTTCTCGTCGAGCTCCATGATGAAGCAGGTCCTTTCGGCTTGGTCGCTCGCGATAAGCGTAGAGCCACTACCGCCGAATAGATCCAGGACGAGCTGTCCTTTCAAAGACGAATTGTTGATCGCCCTTCCGACGAGCTCGAGTGGCTTCATCGTAGGGTGCAAGTCATTATGCTTTGGCTTGTCGTATTCCCAGACGGTAGATTGGGTTCTGTCGTCCACGAAGTAATGAGCGCCATTGGGCTTCCAGCCATAAAGGATCGGTTCGTGTTGCCATTGGTAGTCCTGACGGCCGAGAGTAAACGAGTTCTTGGCCCAGATGAGGCATTCGGCCAATTTGAAGCCGGCTTCCTTGAAAGCGAGCCTGAAGTTGAGCCCTTCGCTATCGGCGTGGCATACATAGATGGAACCGCCGTCCTTTAGTGAATTGAATAAGTTTTTATAGACGAGGAATAGGAAGTCATGGAATTCGTTGTCTCCCATGTCGTCGTTTTGGATCGATTGTCCGTCGCTCCCCTCGTAGTTGACGTTATAAGGCGGATCGGTGAAGACCATGTCGGCAGTTTCGCCGTTCATGAGCTTACTGACCGTTTCAGGATCCGTGGAGTCCCCGCACATGACGCGGTGTTTTCCTAATAGATAGATATCGCCTTGCACGGAATGAGGCTCATCGGTGAGGTATTGCCCCTCGTCGAATTCGTCGTCGGTGACTTCTTTGAAGTCGCTGGCGAAGATATCGTCGAAACCAATGTCGGTCATATGCATACCTAACGCTTCCCAGTCGATGTTGCGTAGCTCTTCGTCGAGCTTCTTCTTGTCCCATCTTGCTATCTCGCCTGTCTTGTTGTCGGCGAGCCTGAGCGCGTTTGCTTGGTCTTCGGATAAGTCCTCGGCAATTAAAACAGGGACCAATTTGAGTCCCAGTTTCTCGCTTGCCTTTAGTCTTGTGTGACCGGCGATTATCACCATGTTCTTATCGACGATTATCGGGTTGCGGAATCCGAACTCGTGGATCGAATTGGCGACTTGTTCCACCGCCTCATCGTTTATTCTTGGATTGTTTTCGTAAGGTATGATCTTACTTATTTCCATCATTTGAACTTCCACTGTTCCATTCCTCCTTCTGATCTAGTTTTTCTTTCCTTAGTTCCAAAGAAATAGCGTCGTCTCTCCATTTCGGACCATAGAACTTATCCAAAATGTAAATGAGGACGTTGGCGTTTGGCTCGTGGTAGAGTTCGAACTCGTTGATCGAGTATTTGTCCTCTCCCTTCTTGCCCTTGTACATTTGTTTGCGGAAGCTTTTAGTCGAATAGCCGTGGCCAATCTTAACCAAATCGCGGATGCAATTGGTCATCTCCCAGATGTTATCCGGGGCGTTTGCATAGGCGACGTCGGCATGGGCCTTCTTCATTTCCTTGTAGTCTTTGAGGCTGATTTCCAAATACTTAGCAATCTGCGCCTCGGTTACCCCGGCCTTAATCAATAAAGAAATAATGGCGAGGTTGTCCTTGAGCTTCCCACTTTCGGTCCACGCAAGGTAGAGATCTTTCTTGTTTGACATAGTAATTCCTCCTTTTGGTTTTGGTGCTCCCTAGTAGCACCGCTTTTGTCAAAAAAGCAATGATGTACTACGGATTCCCGCAAGAAAAAAGAGGACCGTAAGCCCTCTTAGATCCTAGGCGTGTGCCAGTATCTCAACGATTCATCCAGATACAATAATGGATGTTAACCGTAGTCTACTCAAAATCGGCGTTTTTAACAATTTGAGCCGGACAAGTATTTTGAGAAAAAACCTAGATTAATACTAAAGTATTAAAAATTATCGAAAAAAATTACGCCTGATATTCTTTGATTTTGTCCGGCCAGCGTTTCCGGATTTCCTCGAGCAGGTCGCTCGCCATCTTCGGATCGTCTTGGACCATCCTTCTCACGCAATCGTTAGCTTCTTTGATCTTGTCGTTGGTGAAATAGACATAGCAAAGTTGCATCTGGAGTTCGGAGCCGGCATGCAAACGGCATCTGTCGAACCACTCGAAAGCGATCTTCAGGCTTGGTTCCCTTTGGATCCCGCAGTAATTGCACATGCCGATGTTGAACTCGGCTCGTGGGGTTCCACTGCTGGCGATCTCCTCCATCCGGTCGACGTCACTTCTGGTCGCCGTCTCGCATTGAAGCTTCCGTTCGATTTCGATGATTTCCATCACTTCGTCTTTTAGTCTCGTATAGTCTACTTTGGCCTTTTTCATAAAAGCACCTCCTACTATCTAATAGGAGGAAAAATCGAAAAAGTGCCAAAATATTTTTTTAGTTTCGCTTTTACTACTTTGTAGTAACTTTTTTTCAAAATAATCCTAAATATTCCGGACGTATGAAAACGCGGAGTTAAGCAACCCCGCGTCCTCTTTATTCTATTTTGTGTATTAGAACGTACCTATCAAACCGAAGTAACACAGATTATTTCGCATTGGAAACAGGCTTTATTTCTCGCCTTTAAGAATCTCGTTTTTAGCAACAACAGCGTCAATCAAAGTCATGTCACAACCACTGTCGTGTCCTTGCTTTTGAATGGAGGCTATATCCTTTGGAAGGCAACTGCCGGAATATCCCGGATTATCTTCATAGACAAAAGTATGGCTGGTGCCGATTCTTGGATCGGCGGTCCATATCTCCCTCACCTGATTGTAATCAAGGCCCAGCTTCTTGCAGACTTGATACATCTCATTGCAGAAGACGACCTTTGTCGCCAGATATGAATTTTCCATGTATTTCGCCATTTCTACCTCATCACTAGGCGCTTGAAGTATCCTGACATTAGAATTCATCACCGTTTTGTACGCCTCTATGGCCAAATTGATGGCTTCTCTTGTTCCACCGAAAGAGAGCCAAGTCCTATCAGATAGATTAGCGAATGGGTGTGCCACCGTTTCACCGTAATACTCTGGCTGGAAAACGATCATCTTTTTGTATTTCTCTGACATTTCCCTAGTGAACCCAATTCTGACTGTTGACCTCAAAATAAGAAGTCTACATTTGGATTCCTTGATCACCTCTTCCACGATCGAGGTATCGCAACTCCCGTCGTCCATTTTTGGAGTCGGGACGCAGACGAAAGCGACATCACATTGGTTGATGGCCTCCATAGATCCGATACCCTTGCCTTTGTCATAGACAACTGCATCCTTGAATAACTCGTGCATTGCGGTCCCAACGTGTCCGCATCCTATAATTCCTATTTTCATTATTTCTTCCTCCATACTATTTTCGTGTGTTTTCTATTGTATTTATCGATGTTTTCTTTAATAACTTTTATAGCTTCTTCTATTGTAGAAACTCCCATAACGACATCGTTTTTATTCCCGAGGTACCTTTCCCTTTCGTCAATCGGCATTCCAGCGAGTTTCTCGCTCCAACCACCGAAGTTCGTGAATGAGACGATGAGTTTGAATAGTTGCCACGCCATTGCTATCTCAGACAACGTTCCAGCCCCACCGCCAATCGAGATGACGGCATCCGCATCCACTACTTTTCCGTTTCTTAAGATATCCAAACCCGTAGGAATTACAACGTCGGCATAATCATTAACCTCTTTTTCGTTGTTTGATGGGATTATCGCTATAGTGTCTCCCTTTGAGTATTTGGAGGAATCCTTGGCGCCTTTCATGCTGGCTTCCATCACGCCTCCTAAGCCTCCGGTCTGGACTTTGTATCCGTTATCGACCAGAGCCTTTCCTAACTCATAGGCGAGTTGGTATTCCTCCGAATCCTTAGGTATGTTGCTATCGCCAATCACGGCTATCGTTTTCTTCATGTCGTTTTCCTCCGTTCTTTTTAAGAGTCTCTTCCTCATGTTGTATGAGTTGTTATTCCCATATTTGTTTGTTTTGTTTGAATTGTCTGGTGATGGATCGAAGTAATAGATCAAATCGTGGATCGCTATCGGATTTGTCGCATGTTCCACTATCGGGAGCATCATGGCATAGTCAGTGGCTATGTCGACGTACTTGCCGTCCAGCTTTAGATCTTCTTGAATCCAATTGCACATATATCTTCTAAAACACTTAGGATGTAGCCAGATGTTATCTCCATTTCTTTCCCAAGATTTCTTGAATCCGACAACCTCGTATCTCCTTAAAGGCTTATCGGCTCGGAAACAACCTCCGACGGTCACGTCAGCGCCTTCGTCGAAATGTGACTTAATCGTGCTGAGGGCCTCATCGGAAAGAAGGCAATCATCGTTGTCTACGTTCACTATTATCGTTTCCGGGTTAACGGACATTCTCTTGTAAAAGAATTCAAGATTGGATAATGAGCCTACTCTCGTTTCATTGAAAACGGCATGAACTTTGCCTTTGAAATATGGGTCATGTTTGAATAAACACTTAGCATATTCTTTTGATAAATCATCCGAGGCATCATCGAAATAAGCTATGTCAAAATCCTGATAGGTTTGCCTCTTGAACGAATCGAAAAGTCTGCGGAGTTTCTCGGGGCTCGCATTCCTTCCCCTGACGAAGATAATCATGTCGCCATTTAGCTTTTCCGACCACTCGCTTTCTGTTCCGGATAGATTGACGTTTCCATATTGTTTAGATGGGATTTGCAGATCATTTTCGATAAAATATCGCACTTTTGATAGGAAATTTGGTATTTTTTTCGTTTCGTTTTCTGGGTGTATAAAGAATAGTTTGTTTGAAACAAGTCTAATTGAATCGGTTTCCTTTAAAGAGCTGTCAAGCGCTCTATGCCAAGGAAGATCATACGTTCCGTTAACGACCGGATTATCAAGGGGAATAACGCTGTCTAGTTTTTTCAAATCCAAGAAGCAAGATCGAACCTCCACTCTCCCTCCGGTAGTAATCTCTCCGGCATTTTTCGTTGCTATGCTAAGCGAAAGCGTCAAGGCGCTTCTATCTTTCATCTCCTGCAACGCCAAAGCCATGCCATCATTAGATTTATTGAAATAAATGATGTCCGAATCGGTTTGAAACAAATATCTCGTTTTAATGGAATCAAAACCGACCAAAGTCGCTAGTATCTGCTGGCTTTTTCTCGAGTAAGAATCTGTCGCCGTTGCCTTAAAGAACTTGCTATATAATCTTTCTTTTTCCTTGCTTGACGAATAAATGATTCTATCAATGTAGCCTTGTTCCTTGAGCTTGTTTATCGCACGATCAAAGGCATCCTTATCGTCTTCATCGTAACGCCTGTTTCTGTTTTGCTTTCCTTCATCAACAACGACTATTCTTTCCGCAAAGGAGGAGTTCTTCTCGAGCTGATTCACGATATGCACGACGTTTTCGTAGATGGATGAATGCTCCATGTAATTTGCTTTGATAAGCAACGAGCAATCTTCCAATAAAGGTTTAGCCTTCTTTTTGCATACGAAGAAAAGATGCTCGCCTATGAAGTGGAGTGTATCTATGTTGATTCCGCTGTCCTCGCAGGTCCTAATTATCTCGAATCCGCATTCCGATAGCAGTCTTTCATAATAAGCGAAAGGCCTGTGGTATTCTTTCCTCTGCCCATAGATGTCTTTTTTGTAATAAACGGAGTTGCTGGAATAATTAGAATCGTATCCACTTCTTCTGGTTTCCGTCTTTTGTATGTCATCGAAGAAAGGATCACAGATGCTGAACACGACGATGCCGGAATCTCTAACCAATCCGCTAATTCTGCTCGCTATGTACCTATTCCATTTTTCATCGGTACAACACAGGACCTTGTTGCAATTAACTAAGTCAAATTTCCTATCTAATTTTTCGATGTCTTTAACGATGTGAACGGATTTGTCAGCCCTGTTTTCTATCGTTTTCAAATCAACATCATAAACATATGAGTCGATTGCGTTGCAGATTCTATTGGCTATTTTGCATTTTCCGGCGCCATAGTCCAAGAAATCCTTAGGCTTGGTATCTTCGATTATATTATAGATAACAGGATCATGGACCTGCTCTTTATATCTTCTCTCCAGGAGTTTTTCAAACGCCTCCATGCCAAAATCTATCTCCTTGCTTTGACCGAGGTAAGATTTGGATATCATCTCTTTGTATTCGGCCATTGAAAGTTCGGGATACCTAAGCATCTGGTATGTCCTTTCGATGCTTCTCTGGTATTTTTCTTCGTCGAAAGCCTCGATGTTTTTCCCATAATCTATGTATTTAAGTTCCTTGTCGAAAAGTAGGAAGTTTGTCCTTTTAATATTCGTGAGAACCAGTCCATGTGTTTTTAGGAAACTAATCAGATCGGCGACTTGAAAGGCATAGCCACCGCTGTATTCTTCGTAATTGAGGTTCGTCTTGTAGAAAATCACCGAGTTTTCGCCTAGGTCTTTGAATGTGACGGAAAAGAGCTCGTCGCACTCATGGAACGCGGACCCCTGCTTTTCATATACGCTTGCATCGATTTTTGAATAGAAGAGTTTGTAGGTGACTTGGCCATCGGTCATCACTATCCCCTCGTTTCCTATTCCGAGGATCTTCGTGATTTTGGTAGAGAATGCCTTTTCGATGACGGAGACATATTTTTCTTTTTCCAGGGACCGTTCGTAATTGATTGATATTGAGCTGAGATAATCGAACGATGATTCCACCATTGATCTTTCGGTGTATTTCATCGCTATCCTAATTAGGTTTTCTAGGCCTGCTTGATTGAAGAAAGATGAATAAAATTCATCATTGTTGATTTTTAGCAATCCGATGACTCTTGAGTAGCTTTCAATCAGTCTTGTTAGCCTTCCTTGGTATGAATCTAGGTATAAAGAATAGAATTCTTCTCTTGTTTTCCCGGTCATCTTCGAATACGCCTTAGTGAAGGATGATCCGATTAGGTCTTTTATTTCCTTATCGATTTCCTTCTCGTAATCGTATTTATTGGCTATTCTGTTATGAAATGTCGAAAAGGATGATCCGATGATTTTGAACCCTAGTTTTTTTGCTTGAAGCGCCCAGAAGAAGTCGCCTCTTCTCGCTAGTGTATTTCCTAGGTTTATCGAGATGTTTGGTATATCAAGCGCGTCTCTATTGAAGATTATGGTGTTCCCGCCACGGCTATTAGGCTCAAATTCGTGCATTCCCGTGCTGAACAAAGGGCGACTTGTTGCTTTGCCCGCGAAGACATCATCAATGCTTATCGATTCATCGACCTTGGCCGGACACTCCAAATGGGTGTTGCCTGATTCAGTCAGATCGTAATAGTAATCGCTCTTCGAATAGATAGAATCATCGAAATATTGATTTTTCGAGAGGCTTTTTTTGTATGTGTAATCAAGCAATGAACAACGTATTACAGATAAGGAAGGAAGAGGAGCGTCATTTGAATAACTCCCGACCACCACATCGTATTTGCCTTTGTATCTGCCGATGACCTTATTGATGTCGATTAACTGTTTCTTTAGATTACCACCGATGAATCTGTATTCAAAAAACTCCATGTCGTCGTCGAGGATCCAAACGATGTCTCCGTCTATGCTTCCTTGTTTGGCGAATTGATGGATCATCGTCCTCGCCACCGCAATATCGCTGACTATCCCGCTTTCAAAAGAGCTTTTGCTTATGAACCCTCTAATTCTCTCGTCTTTTGCAAATTCAAAAATGTCATTCGTGGTTTTGAGATCGAATGAAATTTTTGAAGATGATAAACATTCGCTGAGTTTTTTATATTCGTCGTCGCTTATATAATTTGCAAAGCAGATTATCTTTTTTCGGACGACATCTAGGTCATTTATCTCGGCTATTAATCTAATGGCCATTTCCTCGGAAGTCGTAACAAAAGCGAAAACTATGCGGTTATCAAAAGGCTCATAATGTGTGTCTTCTTTTGCGTATTCTGGCTTTCCCGCTGGAAGAATTGACCCGATTTCCGATTCTGTTATCGGAGCGTATCTTTTCGTTCTTTCAAAGAATTCCGCTTTCGTTTCATCGTCCATGAGTCCGCCGTATTTGGCGTAGAACTGGGCAAGGCTCCTTCTTTTCCCTTCGGATGAGTTTGTTAGCCTTGGTCTGCTGTTTTGAGCGTCTACGAAAACAAGGTGCTCGTTTACAACTGAGTAAGTAGGATTGAGCATGAGGACTCGAGTGAAGACATCCCTGTCTGTTGTTGACGAAAGGCTTTCATCGAAGCATCCCGCTTCCAATATAGTCGTTAGCCTAATGAAGGTGTTAGATCCTTGTATGTGCGGGTTGACGGCCAAGAAGCTGTCTTTTTTCAAAGTTTGAGGGATCGAGATTGGGAATTCCTTTTCATCTGTTTTGTAATAAAGGCCACTGACGACAAAGTCGACACCATTCCTAGTGGCCTTGGCGCATTTCTCAAGATAATCCTTATCCCATTTATCGTCGTCGTCGAGAAAAGCCAGATAAACATCGTCGATCCCTTTTTTGGATCCAATCAATCTGGTCTTAACGATATAGTCAATTGCCGTGTTTAGATTACCGGCATAGTTATGGGTGTATTTGTCATCAAGAAAAGTGAAACCGCATTTTATGGAAGACTTACGGTCGGCTTTCTTGGTTTCTTCGATTGAATCAGAAACTACCACAACCTCATCCGGCTTCTTCGTTTGAAGGCAAACCGATCGGAGCGCTTCGTTTAATAATTCATTTCTATTTTTTGTAGCGATGACTACAATGAGTTCTTTCATGAGACTCCTCCTAACAAAAAGTGGCCTATGGAAGTTTGCTTTCCCACCGGGCCACTTATTAAATTAAAAAGAGCCGATGAGAAGTAACCTGTCATGGCGACTAATTTGATGTTGTTGTTAACATCTAATAGTCTTTAACTTCATCTGAATTAATTATATTACAACTTGTCTTTTTTTGCTATGTTTGAAAACGCAGAGTATAGCAACCCTGCGTATTCTTTATTGATTTATCAGCATTGCTTCGTATCTATCAAACGGAAGTAACACCAATTATTTCTCTTCATCAGCATCTAATAGTTTGAAGTAGAAAACCAAGATTTAACAAATCAAACCAAGTAAGTTGAGAAAATGCGGTTTAGTTCATCAATTGTCGTTTTATCGCAATTACCATTCTTCAAAATCTTCAAATAGATATCTTCAATTTTCGAAGCGTCGGTTTCCGATAGTATTTCGAGATTTAATATACACGCCTTGTTAATGTCGTTTGGCTCAAATTTTGAAAGTCCACCACCATAAACACGCTTATTCATGTAGAGTATTTGTTGTCCTATTGGCGTAAGCAAATAGCAGAATAAAATATTAGTATATTTTTCTTTTCCTTTATTCAAAAATAACGAATGAAAAGTTGTTAAATTTTTAATGTTCGCTACATTCCTTATCACTTTTAGTTTTTCACGACTGAAGACATTAATCCAGATTGGCGATGGCTCCTTTGGCTCGGACGAATACCAAGGATTACGATGGCTAGTGAGATACTTTTTATCAACACCCCTCTGCACTCCAAGAGCAACGTATTTTTTGTTTGCTTCGTCTTCATGCAAAGACCCGTCGAAAAGATAACAACGTTTCCCGGCTTTAATCAATTGTGAAATTGTAGTTTCGGAGCAAATGCACTTCTTATAATCGTTTGATTTTGTTGCGCATAAATAAATCGAGCGTTTATCAAGCTCATAGCGAGTTCTTTCTTCTTCATTTAAAACAAAATAGTCATTGTCGCCAGTTGCTATCCCCCTCTTTGCTGAAGCAAACTTTGAAAATTGAATAGTATTTTTAAACTGTTTTTGGACTGTTGGGTCGAGATATTTTGACCACTTAATGTTTGGGTCAAGATCTGAATAAGGAACTGTAATCTTTCCGGCTAAGTTGTTGTCCCCATCAACATCTATAGATTCAAACTCCTCTTTGGAAGAAACGTTGTAAAAATCTGTTCCCTTCAAATTAGATTTTTCTAAAAATATCAAACATGAAGTTGTAAGAACATCGTCGAAAACGTCAGATTCATTATTAAACGAGATTATGGCTTTGAGACACTTCAGCCTAATCAGATAATCTTTTATATAAGTTCCATATCCAGAATTAAGAAACTCTGAAGGAATAATGAATACAAGCCTTCCCTTATCCTTCAGCAAATAGGTAGCCTTCAATAGGAAAAGACTGTATTGGTTTGTGTATCCACTAATTTGAAAGTTTAGGTTGTACCTAAATTCGTTGAATACGTCAGCCCTGTTATCCAGCGTTTGAAAACGATTATATGGAGGGTTGCAAATAATAGCATCGTATCTCTCATTCCATTTTCCGATCAAAAAGTCGCTGATCTCGATGTCATAATCCATATCGACACGTTTCTTGAAGAAAGCGATAATGCCATCGTCTATGTCATATCCTTTTCTTTTTACGTCTTTTAATCCTTTTAAGAAAATGCCATTTCCAACAGCTGGATCTAATATAGTTTTTGGGCCATTTTTAATTACCCAGTTTCTCATAAAATCGGCCACGTATTCTTTGGTGAAGTACTGGCCTAATTTTTTGACTTTTTCTGGACTAGCAAACGAATAATACTCTGTAGCTTCTTTTTTTGTCATATTAGTTTTTGATTAATGAGTTGATTTAGGTTAGATCCAAGAACATCGGCTTTGCTGTATTCAAAGTTCACATAGAACAGTAATCGGCCCCTATCTCCAACCTCTTTTGACTGGCTAGAGTGCTTTGGCATAATTACGTTGTCTAGAACTTGGGTGCAAAGTCTTGAGTTAATTTTTATAGTAGTTTTGTTTTGGTTTTTGGCATCTCCACTCTCAACGAAATAATCCACTCCTTGCTTAGATTTATCGCTCACAAGACGAAGAATATCAAGGAAACCTATTCCAAAAGCGGAATCAAAGAAGACTTGAACGTAGAAATGAGGGACTCCATACCTCAAAATCCAGTTGTAAACAACTTTTAAATCTTCTACTTTTGGAGTAATACTCAAAAAATCACGTTTTTTGAGATTTTGCAAAAAACTATTAAGCGTCTTCAATTGTTTCGATAGTTCAATTTCATCAGGAGATTTTTTCCAACTAGGGGATCTGAACGATGTCTGATGAATATTAGAATCGTCCATAAGACTAATTATTTGATAAATTGATGACGATTTTTCTGACAGAAGAGTGCCATGCTTTGACAAAATCAGTTGTTTCATTGCCAAAGCTTTTTCTTTTGAATCGTCAAACACTTTTTTGGAATGATCATTATATTTTTTATCCAAAAAAGAGCTGGACCTTACTTCAATGCCACAAACAGCAAGGGGAACTATTTTATCAAGCTCGTCAGCATTCATATCGCTGATATTCAAGCCCCATTCTTTTTTATAATCTTTCTTATGGAAAATTAGAAGATCTGGCTTTTTGCCAATCGTGTCAAGCTCATCTTGGTATTTTTCATAGAACTCATTAAATCCAGGATCTCCGGCAACAAGCTCAATATCCAGACCATACTTCACAGAAATATAATCTTTTGATGCATTATTAAACGCATGCATAAGGGTCTTTTCGGCCCAGTCCCCTTGTTGCTTATTAGTGATAAACTCAGATGAAGCCTGAGTTGGAGGGGTTCCGCGTTCTCTCTTGATGCCGATATCCACAATGTTTTTATCTATTTGAGTCATTGCGGTTGTAACATCTGATATGTACTGATTATTCATTGTTCAGTCCTGCCTTTCTTTTTTCTATTGCTCGGTTAACTTCGACATTAAGTATCTCTAAAAATTCTTCATTTGTTCTTGGAACGCACAATGAGAGATTCTTGTAATCTGCTGATTGAAGATTGCCATTGTTGCTGGGATTAACATATACGTCAGGTATCCAAGAGACAGGAACAACCGTAGCTTTGCAGATTCGTATCGTCATATCGTCTCGAAAATCGATTACAAAAGTAGCTACATAAAGATTTGAATCAGGATAAGCCTTATAAAACTCAAGAAGCCCTTTTGCCTTTGAAATATCGTCTTTATTTCTTCTCCCGTTTAGAACAGAAGATTTGATATTTACATAAGCAATTTTACCGGTAGGATATAAAAACTCAAAGTCGTAAACGCCGACCTCACTATCAGCCGAGCTAACGCTAGTAAAACCTAACTCCTTTGATCTTAGTTCCAAATTTTGAGAAATAATCTCCTCCAAAATCCTCCAAACAGTTCTACCTTTTGCCGATTTTCGCCAACCAAATGGCATAATTTTTGGAGAAGCAATTGGTATATCTCCTATTGACGAAATAAGAGTCGTTAAACAATTTTCCAAATGCTTCCTTTCAGTATCTATTTCGTGGATGGTCTCTAATCTTTTTGTTTCATTTATAATCATATTATAATTTTATCACTATAGAGAAAAATTCACAATGAAAGTATAGTTAAATGCTTGACTTTTGGCTATTTTTGAGTTTCCCATTTTTTCTCGATATTCGCCAGATACTGGCTCACGCATTGCTGGGAGATGCAGAGCTCGAAGGCGGTGTCCTGCTGGGTGAGGCACCGGAAATAGATCTTCTTGAAGACCTGCAGTTCCTTGTCGGTCAGTTTGCCCATAAACCTATGAAGCAAAGCCTCCTCCTCATTGATCGCCCTGATCTGGGCGTGGAGCTCGTCCTCCCTGTCCAAAAGGGCGCAGAGCTTATTCTCATGGACCGTGGATGGGCTCCCTACCCTGTCGTAGACCGGGCCCGGCACCGAGAACATCTGGACGTAAACCCAGTCGAGCTTCTCGTTAATGATCTTCAGTCGGCGCCTGTTTCCCCTAATCCCCTCCATGAACGTGGCCAAGGACGTCGTTCCATCCCTTGAAGAAGTCTTGCATTCTTTCATCGTATCCCTCCATCTTGCTTAGGTTGTCCGTGAAGGCTCGCTCAAAGAAGGCGTAGATGTCCGCTATCTTCTCGCGGTTCCTTTTCACGTAGTCTCTGGTGTAGCGGAAGCACCTATTAAACAATTCCTTGTCGTCGTTGTCCGCATAGGACGAGTCAAAGAGGTCGTTGAACCTGTCGATGTCCAACGGCTCGTAGATCGAGACTATCCCCGCCTCCACCAAACAGGAGGTGTAATAGTTCAGCTTGCCGGGCCACTGGCCTTTATCGCCTTTATCAGCTCTATCATCTCTATCTTTCGGATTGTCCTTCTTGTTGTGATTCTTGTTGTCATTGTTATTGTTATTCTTATTCTGTCGATTATCGTCGCCATTCTGCTGACATAAATCGGGTTCAGCGCCATTTTTGTATACAGAAATGCCGTCCGAACCGCTTTTATGCTTGCAATTAAGGCGTTTATCCACTTTGGCCTCATCCTCGTCGTTGAGGAGCCAGTAGACCCTTTGGCGGTCTTTCCTTCTCAGAGTCGAGGCGTAGTACTGCTCCTGGATCGCCTTGGAAGTGATGACTTCCTTTCCCATCATCTCCTTGTCGAGCAGGCCGATGTCGGCCATGAGATAGACGATTTCCATCACCTCTTTTATCGTCAGTGTGTGCTTCCCGTGGAGGCTAACAAAAACCTTCTTGGCGAAGCGCTCAGGCGTCGTCTTGATGAAATATCCCTCGTGATAGATTATCGCCAGGGAATGGATGAACACCACCTCCGAGACGAGCTTCTTCTCGAAGGTCAGGTCCACCACTTTGTCGTTGTCGAAATACTCGACGTCCAGCGGAAAGAAGGAGAGCCCTTCCTTTAGCATTCTGCCCATGAAATCACCTCCTATTTTTGTTGTGTCTCAAATAGCGGAAAAAAGCAGTAATTGGCAGATTTTCCCTGTAAAACCTGCTTCTTTCGTATCGTTTAAACGGAAATCACTAGCATTATTTCCCATTGGAAATGACCGGGTTTGCCGACACGTATTCGTCCAGCATCTCCTGAGTGATTCGATAGGTCATCTTGCCTATCTTGAAAGCCTTTAGCTTGCCCGATCTGATGAGGTCGGCGACCCTTCTTCTGGGAACGTCCCAAAGCTCGGCGAGCTCATCGACGGAGTAGACTTTCTTGTTCTCTTCATTTTCCACTTTTGACCCCTCCGAACTTATCTAAAAGCTTTCTGATTTGATTGATCCCAACCTTGTAGCAAAACACCCTTTTATGGGTTACCGTGCCGGCGGTCTTGTCCTGATAGGAATGGGTGTCGATCCTGAACCAACCTTTGTCGACGTACTCCTGAAGAGGGACGTTCTCGTTGTCGATGACGTCATTATTGCGTAGGACCGACAAGACCTCGCTAATGCCTATGCCATGGATCCCTAAGATTTCCGGCACATCGTATAGGTCTTTGAGGACGTAGGAATCGAGGGCGCGTTTGACGTAGTCCCTGGCCTCCTTGTTCTCGGCTTGGCTTTTCTCTAAGATGGCTATTTTCGTTTGGAACTCACTGTAGGTGGTCAGAAACGCCACCGCCGTCTCATTGCTTTTAGTGATCGCTTGGACATCGTACTTCCCGTATCGTCTGATAGTCGGAAGTATATCCTCGGTCACCCAGTCCATGAACGCTTGAGCCTCTTCTTTCCTTGATTGGAATATCAGCCTATAAAGATTGCCTTCCGTGACAAACAGAAAGTTATTGAACTTCTTTCCGTCGGTCTGACAGATACGGACGACGCCGGTTGCCTTCAGCCTTTTCTTGACGTCGGATGGATTCTTAATATCTAGGATATTGCAGGCATCTTTCAAGCAGAACACAGGTCTAGAGAGTTCATCGATGGCCGTTCTTAGTGAGCCAAGGCTCTCTTTTTCAAATTCAGTGATTTGATTCGTCTTTTCTTCTTTTTCCATATTTGATTTTTCCTTTTCTTTGTTTTTGATAGCGCCTTATCCACGAGCAAAAGAGTTCGCTATCTCTTCTTATCGATTGCTTTTTCTACGATCAGCTCAACGTTGTTGCTTTCCCTTGAGAGGTTGTGGGTATAGATGGTAGTCGTGTTTATCGACTTGTGCCTAAGCACCATCTGGACCTCCTGGAACGTCGCCCCGTTCTGAAGCGCTATCGTCGCACATGTATGTCTCAAGCTGTGGGCCGTGTACCTTTTGTCGTCCAGGCCGATGAGCCTTAATAGGTTCTTGACCGAGAGCGACACGTTCTTCGGGCTTATTCGCCCATGGCAGTTATGGCTTCCGTGGTTGATGAACAGGGCCTCCGAGTCGCTGTCTCGCTTCTCGAGGTACTCATGCATCAGCTCCCAGACGGAATCCGGGACCTTGATCGCGTCGTCCTTGTCGTCGTGGCCTTTGCCTTGCACGTAGAGGTAATTGGTGCCTTTCAAGGTGACCATGTCCTCGACGTCGGCCCTCGAGACCTCTATGGTCCTCAGGCCAGTCTTGACTATCAGGTTGACGATCGCGTAGTCGCGGAGGTTCACTATCGACTTCTTGGCCCTTCTTTTGGCTTTGCCAAGCAAGTCCTGGACCTGCTCCACCGTCAGCGGTTCGCGTTTGAACGTCGAAACTATCTTCTCGCCTGTGAGGTCGGAGGAAACGTCCGGGTAATATCCCCTGCGTTCGCACCATTTGTAGAACTTTCTCAGTATCACCACGTACTTCTGGGTCGTCGCGCTGTGGCCGTTGTTCGCTTTGATATATTTCTTATATTTGACTAAATCAGACTCTTTTGGCTTTTCGATGCGATTCTGTTCAAGATAATTGACATATCTCCTAAGCATTCCTCCATACGAAACGACCGTATTGTCAGACAGATCCAGCGATGAGATGAAATCCTCGACAAGTTCTTTATGTGGCCTTGCGTGGGCCAGCATTTCTTCTCTTTCCCTAAACATGGGCGTCATTCTTCCTTTTTAATCCCGTTCATCTCATTGAGCTTCTGCTGATAATCAATCTCCATCTGACAGAGCTCATCTAAGGGAATGCCTAAGCAATCCGATATCGAAACGAGCCTTTTTGCATTCATTAGGTGGCCAAGTTTCCCAACTTCGATCTGGTTGTATGTAATCGGATCTATTTCACACTTGTCAGCCACTTTGGCTTGCGAAAGTCCTAAAACATTTCGACGTTTTCTTAAGTAATCCCTTTTGAGATAAACAAACTTCTTGTTTTTCTTACATGACATCAAAGTACCTTCCTTTCTGTTTTTCTACCCCCGTGGAAAAGTAGATTGATCTCATTGTATTTTGTTAAGTAAGAAAAAATAATTTAAGCGGGTTAAGTATTTGTGTTTTTCTTACAAATACGTAGTAAGTTTTGCTTATTTTTCATACTTTTTTGTTATAATGGGATCGAAAGGCCGGTGACTCAATTATGAAAATGGAAGAAACAACGATAAAAATTGCAGAAAACATCTCCAAAATACGAAAATCAAAAGGAATGTCAGCTAATGCCGTGGCAAAAGCCATAGGAAGAAGCATTGATACCTACTACTTTTATGAAGAAGGTCAAAGAGCGGTACCACTGCCTATACTCGTCAAATTAGCGAGCCTTTTCGAGGTTTCGTTGGACGACATCATTGAATCCAAGGCGACCATAAATAGAGCAAAATCCATCAACTTCGACTGCTACAGCAATGGAAAAAAGGAAAGAATCCTGATCGACAGCCAGAACAACGAAGTGGTTTTCTATAAAGAGGACGAATGGACATTTAGATACTACGTAAAATGTCTGGATGTCCGTTTCGATCATGAAATCCTTGTTTGCGAGCAAAACGATAATGCCTATCCAGCGATCGTGTCCTTTGACAAAAAAATCAACGTCTATTCAGTTTTCAATACCCTAACAAAGGAAACAAAGCTCCTAAAAACAAACAAATTCAAAAAGCAAATAACCATCCTCGGCGATTATGCAGGAACAATAAAAAAAGAAATTCAGATCAAAGATTTCCTATGATACTTAACCGGGTTAAATTACCTTTTTGGCTTTTCGATGATATATTCTAATTGGCTTTTCGGTGTGAACCGATAATTTACATGTCTCCACCATTCTTCCAAAAGGAGGAACATGGAGACAATAAAAAAAGAAGATGCAAGGTTTGATGATTCAAACCCTTTTTGCATGGAATCGAAAATCAAATATGAAAGAGCCCTCGAGGTAAGGTTTCTCAGATTGAAGAAATCGGCAGACCTCATGAGGGCCGACGGGCTCCTCACAGACAAGGAATGGATGAGTGTCATTCTTTCTTTAAGAAAGAAACTAGGCCTCACCATTGGTATTTTCAATGACTCTCATTGACTTGATAAAAATACCTTTTAGAGCGATGTATCTATCATGAGGAGGCCATAAAAATGGAAGAAAGAAAAACGGTAATAGTAATACCAAAAATCGAAAAACCTTCAATCGATGAAAGCACGGGAATCAAGGCAAAGAAAAAGGTCTGTGCCTACGCCCGAGTCTCAACCGATCTTGAAGACCAGAAAAACAGCTTTGAGGCCCAGCTCGACGAATACTCGACGAGGATCAAAGCCAACCCCGACTGGGAGTTCGTCAAGCTCTACTCCGACGAAGGCATATCGGGGACCAGCTACAAAAACCGAGAAGGGTTCAAGGAGATGCTGGAAGACGCCATGAATGGGAAAATCGACATGATTCTCACTAAATCGATATCCCGCTTTGCGAGAAACACGGTCGATTGCCTTACCATCGTTAGGAAACTAAGGGCAAAAGGCGTCGAAGTAGTCTTCGAGAAAGAGACATTGTCATCTTTAGATGACCGTTGCGAGATGATGCTCACGATGTTCGCTTCTTTCGCTCAGGAGGAATCCCACAGCATAAGCGAGAATGTCAAATGGGGAATAAGAAAAAGAATGGCCAAGGGGACTAGGAAAATCAACGCCAACTACCTCCTTGGATACTACATCGACGGAGAGGGCAAACTAGCCATCGACGAGGAAGAGGCGAAAATAGTCAGGCAGATCTATCAGCTTTTCATAGCGGGTTCGACATATCGCGAGATATGTGAGGAAATGGAGAAAGGTGGGCATCTCACCCAAACCAAGAAAGAGACATGGACCGTAAACAACGTCCGCTCCATCCTCTCAAACGAGAAATACTGCGGGGACATACTCCAACAGAAGACCTACATCAGGGATTTCCTAGGCCACGAATCGGTCAAGAACAACGGTCAGGTCCAACAATACCTAATCGTCAGGAATCACGAGCCAATCGTGTCAAAGGACACTTTCGTCTACATCCAGAACCTTAAAAAATACAGGATAAGCAATTACAACAACAGCATATCGAAATCAGGTAGCGGTCCCACCGCCGGGCTCCTTATCTGTTCCAATTGCCTAAGGGCGATGAAGAAGATTACCACCCATCCGGGAACCCCTTATTCAAGGGCCGTCCTGACCTGCAAGGCAGACCTCAAGAACCATGAGGGACATAAGGACTGCTCAATATGCAACACCTTATCCTACGACCTGACGGTCAAAGCCATAAAGGCCGTGCTCGACTTGTTCGCGCGCAATAGCGACGACGAGATGCTGAAGGACGCTGTCTCGGAGGCAAAAGCCGAGACCGCTTTCTATGAAAGACAAACCGAAATCAAGCAAAGGATTAGCGAATCGGAGAAAGAGATGAAGGAGCTAATCAAGAAGCAAATCGAGGAATCGTCCGACCTTGGCGCTTATGCGAAAAGGTACAAGGAAATCCAGATGTTGATCGCCGAGGAAAAGCAGGAATTGGAAACGCTCAATCTTGATGAGTTCCGCAAACACGAAAGGAAGATAGTAAGCGCAAGAATCGACAGATACATAAGCGGAGACATTTCCCTTACCCCTATCGTGGTCAACGAATTCCTCTCAAAGGCCATAAGGAAAGGCGACAATTCAATCCGCTTCATCCTGAAGAGCCCCACCGCCACTGATGAATGGATACGAAACAACATGGCCGACATCCTCAGAATGAAAGCCGTCAAAAAAGGGACGGTCACAGACGGAGAGAACACCCTCTTCTATGACGTCGTCAGATTGGAGGATTCATTATGCTAAACGTCAAATCGCTCCACCCATACGACGGAATAAACAAACTGAACGTCTGCGCATACGCAAGGATATCGAGTGACAAAGAAGAACTCGAGACCAGCCTGAACGAACAAATCGATTTCTACACCACCACCATCCTCTCCGTCAATAAATGGAACTTCGCAGGAATGTACGCCGACGACGGAATATCCGGCTCATCCATAAAAGGAAGGGTCCAATTCCAAACGATGATTGAAAAGGCCAGAGCGGGCGAAATTGACATCATCTTGGTGAAATCGATATCGAGGTTCGCTAGAAATGTCATCGACCTGCTTTCGATAATCCAAGAGTTAAGGGTGAACGGAGTCGAGGTTCTCTTTGAAAGAGAAGGATTGTCTTCCCTAGACGTCAAATGCGACTCTTACCTAACCATGTACGCAAAATTCGCCGAAGAGGAAATAGTCTCGATGAGCAAGAACGTCAACTGGAGGAATCAAAAGGACTTCAGGGACGGCAGATACAAGATCAACGCCAGCCAAATGCTCGGCTTCCGCTACGACGAGAACAGAAAAGTCGTCATCGACGAAGCCGGGGCCAAATGGATAAGGGAGATATTCAAGCGATACGCCGACGGGCAAACACCTGCCGAAATCGCAGAATTCTTGGAGGAAAACCATGTTAAAACAGGGGTTGGGAACCCAAAGTGGTCCTCAAGCTCGGTCCATGCCATCCTCCGCAACGAGAAATACGTGGGCGATGCCGTGATGCAGAAATTCTACATCGAAGACAACCTTACCCATAGGCGAGTCACAAACAGCGGTCAGAAAGATAAATACTACGTGAAAGACGGCCATGAAGGAATCGTCGACAGGTCCACTTGGGATAAGGTCCAGAAAATGATTAGCGCGAACGCAAGGAAATACAAAATCTTCAAAGGAAACTCGCAGGACTTCGTGACCGAGTATACGCATTTCGGCTATTGCCCCTACTGCCACGGGAACTACAGCGCGAAATGGAACCGAGACGTCCGAATGCTCTATTGCGGTTCGAACAGGACTAGGAAACTATGCAAAAACAGCGAGTCCGTCTTCGTAGAAGGCCTCGACAAGATAATCCCGATTCAAATCAAGAAGCTCAAGGAGAATGAACCTTTGTTTAAAGAGGCTTTGTTGAAGGTTTTTAAAGAGGATCGGTCGGAAACCCAACGCAACCAAATAAAAGCCTTAGAAGGCGAGTTAGAGGCCCTGCGTGCCAAGTCAATCAAGTTCTCTAGGTACAAGGACCCGGCCTTCGATGAATTAAAAGCAGAAATCAAAAGAAGCATCTCCTTAAAAGCGAAAGAAAAAATGCTGATAGAGAACGAGATAATCACAAAGATGAATCCTCAAGCCAGAGCGAAAAACATAATAACAGAGCTGAGAAATTGTCCGGATGGCGATTCCATTGGAGAGTATGAGTTTAAAAAGCTCTTCAAAAGGGTCGTCATTTACAAAAGGGATAAACTGGTCTTCATCATTGGGAGCGATGACATGTCAAAACTCCCGAAGAAAACGGAGCCTTCCTTCTCTTGCAGTTACAAGTACAAGATCAGAAAGACGACGTTCATCTGCAATTTCGGTATTTACATCAATCGTTAA